GCCGCTGTTCCGTAACCTCGCAGACAAGCGCCCGGTGCAGCAGGCAATGCCCGGTTCGTCCGTGGTGTTCTCGCTCTACCAGGATCTCGCAGCCGCGACCAGCACTCTCTCTGAGACTGTTGACCCGAACGCTGTGGCCCTGTCGGACGTTAACACTGTCACCGTGACGCTGAACGAGTACGGCAACACCGTCCTCAACACCCGCAAGTTGGGTGAGTTCGCGTTCAGTGACGTGGACCCGGCTATCGCCAACATCGTGGCCTACAACCTCGCTGACAGCATCGACAAGTTGGTTGTGTCCACTCTCATCACCGGCACCAACGTGATCTACGCGGGAACTGGCAACACTGCCACTTCCGGTATCACCGCGACCGACGTGATCGAGGGCGAGTACATCCGTAAGGCTGTCGCCAAGATGCGTGCAGCGAACGCTATCCCGCGTGAGGGTATGCTGTACGCCGCGTACATGCACCCCGAGGTGGCGCACGATCTCCGTTCGGAGACCGGCTCCCTCTCGTTCGAGGATATCCGTAAGTACACGGACCCGAACGTTGGGAACATCCTCAACGCGACGACTGGTGTTTACGGTGGTGCATACGTCGTGGAGACCCCGCGTGCGTACACCGCTAATGACGGCACCACGTCCGCGAAGGTGTACCGCACGATCATCGCAGGCCAGCAGGCGCTCGCTGAGGCGACCGCTGTTGAGCCGGGTATCGTGATCGGTCCCGTGGTTGACAAGTTGATGCGTTTCCGCCCGGTGGGTTGGTACTCGCTTCAGGGTTGGGCTATCTACCGTAATGATGCCCTTTACCGGATTGAGTCCGGTTCGTCCATCGCCTAGTTGATGGTTGTGGGGGCCACATCATATTGCGGGTGTGGCCTCCACGCACGACGTTCATGCTTCTAAAGATAAGGATTTAGCGTGGCTGACAATCTGCCCGATACTATTGAGAATCAGTTGCTTGACGCGCTGGTGGGTACATCCTCGTACACTGTCACCACGCCCGTGAAACTTGCCCTGATGACTGCTAACGGCTCCGACTCTTCCCCTGGCACTGAGGTGACTGGCGGGTCGTATGCACGCGAGACTATCGCGTTTGACGCGGCAGCGTCTGGGTCTATCAGCAACAATGCCGCCATCTCGTTCACGGGTATGCCCGCGTGCACGGTGGTGGGGATTGAGATTTGGGACAACGCCGGTTCGCCTAAGCGTCTAGCGTATGGCCCGTTGACTGCTTCTCGTTCTGTTTCTGCTGGTGACACTGTCCAGTTTGCTTCCTCTTCGGTGACTCTTAGCCTGTCGTAATGTTTGACATTACCGATCCGGTAGTTTCCCTGCTGGGCTTGCCTCAGCAGTTTGAGGGTGCCGCTGCATTGTCGGCTGATTCTAGCCTGGTTGCGGCAGCAAACATTACCGTGTTCGTTGAGTCGGCGCTGACTGCAGAGTCGGCGTTGACCGCTAACGGTGTCGGTGTTCTGCTCGCGTCAGCGAGCATGTCTGCAGAGGTGACGCTCACTGTCACGGTGAAGATCGTGTACGCGGCAGCGAGCATCGTGGTTGCCTCGTCCAACCTGACTGCTGCATCAACACGGCTGCAGTTCCTGTCAGGCCAGCCGATGTCGGCTGAGTCGAACATGACGGGAACCTTGCTGCTGGTGAAGGACGTGGCGGCTAGACCGCTAGAGTTCTCATCTAACCTGACTGGCACAGTGTACGTCCCATCGAAGTACCTGGTGCTGCCCACGATTGAACTAACCTACACGGACAATATCCTGTTGAAGCGTTACCCAATCGACAACGGCCAGGCACTGTTGATCACTGGCACGACTGGAGTGTTGGAAACTTTCCCGGCACAAGAGTCTATCGCTGACGCGGACTACTATTTCCGTGGCGGTGCAACGAACATTCTGGATGACGAGTCGGAGGCCGCTGTCGTGGCGGCAGGATACGGACAATACATTGTTGTCGAATAACTGTCGCACAGGGTGCAAAACTAAAGACCACGCCTCGTACGCGGAATGCCTGCAGGCAGCGAACCCGACGATCAACGCAACCGCAACGTCCGGTTTGTCGTCTATGTGGTCGAAGACGAAGAGTGACCTAGCCGCGTATGAGACTGCTAGGCGTAACGGTATCCAACCGGAAGGCACTACTGTTGAGAAGGTCCGTCAGGCTGAGACTGCTTCCCGTGCTTTGGGTCGTCCGTATGACGCAAATACTATGCCCCCGGCGTCCATGATCGTGAACAAGAACACGGCCCGTTTTGTGAATGCGAGCAACTGATGAGTACGTTTAGTCAACTAGCGGACCAGATGCTTATGCAGTTGTACGGTTACACGACACTGCAGGACCAGGCAACCTACCTTACCGGCACATTGTCGGCTACTGGTTTGACCGCTACGGTGGATGACACGACAGCGATTTCTCGCGGCATCGTTGAGATCGGTGACGAGATCATTTGGGTAGACACCTTGGATTCGTCCGCTGGCACTCTTACGATCCCACCGTATGGTCGCGGGTTCCGTGGCACAACAGCGTCAGCACACTCTATCGGTGACAGGGTGGTGTCGTCCCCCATGTTCCCCCGCCAGATGGTGAAGGACGCAATCAACGACGCAATCAAGTCCGTGTACCCGGAGTTGTTTGCTGTGGGTAGCACAACGTTCACGTACCAGCCTGCCATCTCCACGTACTCTCTGCCAACTGGTGCGTTGGACGTTTTGCAGGTTGCGTGGCAGACCACTGGACCTAGTAAGGAGTGGATGCCTGTCCGTCGCATGAGGGTGGACAAGCACGCCGCTACCGGCTCGTTCGCTACTGGCGTGTCCGTCAGCATCTACGACATGATCGTGCCCGGTCGCACTATCAAGGTCGTGTACACGAAAGAACCGACAGCCTTGTCGAATGATAGTGACGAGTTCAGCACGGTGACTGGTTTGCCGTCGTCGTGTGAGGATCTGATCAAGTTCGGTGCCGCCTACCGGTTGACACCGTTTTTCGACTCGGCCCACCTGTCGGGACAGTCCGCGGAGGCGGACTATTCGGGGCAGCCGAGGAACCAGAACAATGCAGCGTCCTTGTCTAGGTTCTTGCTGCAAATGTACCAGGTCCGTCTTGCCGAGGAGCAGGGTGGCTTGCAAAGAATATTCCCCGTCCGCAGTTACTACACCCGCTAGGTAAAGGAAAAGAATGGCGCGTAGATATTATTCATCTACAGCGGCACGTACCACGCTGTCCACTGGTATTGATGCCAGTCAAACCACCGTGGGTGTTGTTGCTGTTTCTGGTTGGCCCGCATCCTACCCGTACACGCTGATCATTGATCAGGACACGGTGAATGAGGAGATTGTTGAGGTCACGAACCGTTCCGGTACGACGTTGACGGTTACTCGCGGCGTGGATGGCACTACTGGTAAGTCGCATGATGCTGGTGCCGCCGTGAACCACGGTGTTTCTGCCCGTGACTTCGATGAACCTAACTCGTTCATTAACGGTACTGGTTTTATTGCACCGTCTATCGTCACCGCTAAGGGTGACCTTATCGCCGCTACCGGTAATGGTGCGGTGGATAACGTGGCTGTTGGCACGAATGGTTTTGTGTTGACTGCCGACTCTAACGCCAGCACTGGTGTTACGTGGGCTGCCGCTGCTGGTGGTGGCGATTTCAGTTCGTTCTTTCTGATGGGAGCATAGGCATGGGTAACGCATACAAGTATTCGCAAGTGAATGGCACGTCCTCTACGGGCACGTACGCGACACTGTACACGACTCCTGCCGCTACTGAGGCGGTGATTTCGTCTATTGTTATCGCTAACCGTGCGTCGTCTGATGTGACTGTCCGTGTGGGTACGGATACTACTGCTGGTACTCCTGCGGATCAGGAGTTTATTGTGTATGACGCGGTGGTTGCTGGCAATGACACGGTGGCGTTGACGCTGGGTGTGTGTCTGGACCCGGAGAAGTATTTGCGTGTGTCGTCGTCTGCTTCGACTGTCGGGTTTTCGGCGTTTTTGACCGAGATTTCGTGATATGGCGCTGTCTAGTTTCAAGCGTTCAGGTCTAAGCAGAGTCACACAAGCACCAAACGCAATAATTAGTGGCTCGCCAACTGGAACATACAGCAGCAGCGGAATCAACTATGCCTACTTTACCTACACCGCAAATAGCACTATTACCGTTACTACCTCTGGTGTTGCTGACGTTCTTGTTGCCGCTGGTGGAGGCGGTGGTTACACGTCTGCGCCATATGACGCTGGCGGCGGAGCAGGCGGCTTGTTGACTTTGACCTCTGCGTATTTACCAAGTGGCACCTATAACATTGTTGTTGGCGCTGGTGGTGGTTCATCAGCCAAAGGGAGCGACTCGTTTATACAAACTCTTATTTACACAACCGGCGGCGGGCCCGGAGGGGTTGCTAATCGCACAGGTGGGAGCGGAGGCGGAGGAGATACCACCTCAGCAGGTGGGGCGGGTATTGCCGGTCAGGGATTTGCTGGTGGCGGTAATAACGTTTATTCAGGCGGCGGTGGCGCTGGCGGCGTTGGGACTTCTACTGCTGGTGGCGCATCAAATAATGGTCCCGGTGTTGCGTCATCAATCACTGGTTCTTCAGTCACCTATTGTGCTGGTGGCCCAGCAGC